CTAGATAAATTACTTATTGATCGTGAGAACGATCCTAACTCAAAAGGCACAGCAAGACGTCTTGCTAAAATGTACTTTAACGAAATAATGGCAGGTAGATATGAAACAGCACCAGACGCAACAGCTTTCCCAAATGATTCGACGGACCGTTACGAAGGTATGTTGGTTGTCCGTAGCGAGCTTCGTAGTATGTGCTCTCATCATCACCAACCTGTCTCTGGTGTGGCTTATATTGGTATTATTGCTGCCAATAAACTTATTGGTTTATCTAAGTATACCCGAATCGCTCAATGGTGTGCCCGAAGAGGAACTCTCCAGGAGGAACTTTGTAACGACATTGCCCGTGAGATTAGCAAAGCTACTGAATCAGAAAACGTAGCAGTCTACATTCAAGCTACACACGGATGCTGTGAGAACCGTGGTATTATGGCACATAGTTCGTTAACACAGACCACTGTGCTTAAAGGCACATTCAAAGACGATCCTCATACAAAGAAAGAGTTCTTTGACAATATTAAACTACAACAAGAGTTTGCACCACGATGAAATACATTACCAACAAGTTTGACAGCATTCGGTTGCCTGTGGAAGAGGGCTTGTTAGAATGGTTGCAGGAAAAGTATCCTGCATCAAAATACTTTATTAAGGAAATATAATGGATAAGTTTTTTGAATGGTTTGGTCGTCACCGTAAGACGATTGGATACACTGTCGGTGGTGTTAACTTAGGTTCTGGCATTGCCGCAATCGCCGGTGGTAGTGTTTGGCCTGGAATTGTATGGTTAGTCTTAGGTGCATCGATAATTTTAGATACAAGGATGTTCAAATGACTGTGTACGTAATCAAACCACTGGAAAAGAAAAGCATCGTTTACCATGTAGAGATGTTTCGTGAAAATCCCGACGGTAGTATTAGCTGGTTCAACATTGACGAAACATATCGTTGGGGACAGGGCTTTGTTGAAGGCGACTTGGATTGCAACCTTCCATGGGCAGGTGACGATGTTGCCTATGCTCGAACTGACTGTGGTTGGGGTTGTGAGTTTGATGATAGTTGTAGCATTGAATGGGAGTTCAGTGACGACATCGACGAAATGGAACAACAAGAACTCAAAGAACTTTACTACGAAGGTGGGGCAGGTTGGCTGTTCGATGGCGAACATGATTGGCAAGAAGAAGATACTGCTGTACATATCTATGGTCCTTACCAAATTGATTTGTGCGAAGAAGACGGTACTATTATCGAAGAAAACATTAAACTCAAACCAAGACCCAATCCTTCAACTAGTTGGCCGTTTAGTCCATCATTCCCTAAAGATAGTGAACAAGGTGGATAATATGAACTCAGTCGATATGGCTAATGATCTAATCTTTCGTGCAAGGAATCTAAATGAATTTACTGTTACTACAGAAGTTCCAGACGACTTTCGTTTTAATGGTAAGATTCCATTTGACATGCAGATTAAAGATAGTATAATAACAGCTAAGGTGTGGGCAGTCGACTTCGACGAGGCTGCAAAAAGATTAGATGATTTTTTAGGAACATGTAAATGAAATGGTTTAAAAAGATGTTGTGGCGGTGGAGCTATCAAGGTCAAGAATTAGAAGAACAAAATGCTAAAGTTTCTAGAGGATTGGCAACAGTAAGAGACTCAGAAGCCGTATGTGGTGATGAGCCTGTGTTAAACTTCAAAGTATATTCGGCAGTAGGTGGTAAGGTTGTGGAGTTTAGACGCTATGATCGCAAAAGTGATCGAAATGACTCTACCACTTACATTATTACTAATGATCAAGACTTTGGTGATCGTATCGCTAAGATTGCAACAATGGAAAAATTAAAGTTATGAGCAAAATTAAAATTGCAGAGCTGTTTTACAGCATTCAAGGTGAAGGACGCTATATGGGTGTGCCTTCTGTTTTCTTACGTACATTCGGCTGTAACTTTAAGTGTGCAGGGTTTGGTATGCCTCGTGGCGAAATGAGTCAAGAAGCAATTAATATTGATCCTACAAAATATACAGACTATAAAATGTTGCCGCTGGTTAGTACAGGCTGCGACAGCTATGCAAGTTGGGATCCACGTTTTAAAGACCTAAGTCCTATGCTTACTACAGAAGCTATTGCAGATCGCATTGCAGAGATTATTCCACA